CTTTAGATGCTGCACTTGTTCCTAATGTTGCAAGGTCAAGATAATTTAATTCTGTAGCAGTTGCTGTTACACCATCTAGTTTATTTAATTCAGCTCCAGTAGATGTAACTGCTGTTCCACCATAATTAAGATTACCTGCTGCTATAACTACTTCACCTGTTCCTTTTGGTGTTAATGTAATTCCAATATTAGAATCATCACCTACAGCTCCTAAAACTGGATTATTACTTGTTGCTGCGTTAGTAACTTCTAAATGATTAACTGCCGAAGATGTTGTTTGAAATACAACTTGTTCATTTCCATTAGCATCTGCAATATAACCTGCGTCAGCAATTTTAGGTGTTGTTAATGTTGGTGAAGTTAAAGTTTTGTTAGTTAATGTATCTGTTGTTGCTTTACCAACCAATGTGTCTGTTGCTGCTGGTAAAGTTACTGTTACATCAGCTGTTGCTGCTGGACCAATTAATGTAACTGAATTTGTTCCATTATCAGTATCTTCTTTAAATAATATTGAACCAGCAACTGTCCAAAAATCAACAGAAGAGATATTGGGAACAACATCTGTGGCAGATTCAATGAGTCAATCAGATGATATTAAAA